TGCTCGATTCCTCGATATCATTTCAGGATTGAACCCGAGCTGGTCTTGGTTTAGAACCATCATCCCGCCATCGCTCAGCGGTACGGCTAGTTCAGCGCCGTTTTCACCAACAATTACTGGCCGCTGGGCAAACCCGCCACCTTTAAAGTTCCTCGTCGACTGGTTGCCGGTATTCATGGGATTGTGGATGTTTCGGGGCTGATTTACGTTGCGATGACTCCCACCGTAGTCCTGCATCTGCGAGACTACTTCAGGCAAGGTTTCTAGGAATCCACGGTTAGGATGGCCCAAGCTCGGAAATATGGTTCCCTCAGTCCCAACAGGAGGGATTAAACTCCCAGTGTTGCCGGGGGTATCGCCGGGCTTATCAACATCCATCCACGGTGGAATGATAGGAGCTTGAGTTCCAGGCCACGGGTCAGGAAGCCCATCGTCGGGGTTGTACGGGTCTGAGATATCCCCGAGATTTGGATCAGGATCTTCAAAGAACGGATCATCCGGTGTCCATTGTGGGCCGAGTTCGTCAATAACGATGCCGGGGTCTACGAAGACTGGAGCTGGGCTAGTCGTGCCACCCGGTGTGACACCGGGCTGCCCTCCCCCGCCGACTTCTGGGTTGAATCCCGGCGTCAGTGCCTCAATTACCCAAGGCGGCACTTCGTCGTATGCTTCTTGTTCTAGCCCATCTAGCGAACGATCTCTCAAGCCATAGTTACCGGGAAGCCCAGAGCCAAGGCCGGGGCCTGTAACTACAGGGCCTCCACCTCCGCCGCCACCTACGCCGCCAGTAGGGATTCCGGCCACAGGGGTTCCAGCAGCAGGGATTCCGCCAGCGGCTCCGCCTTCGGCGGCTCCGCCGCCGCCAGCTCCGGCATTAGCTCGGCCCCGTAGATCGATTTCCCTTTGAGCAAGTTCAGCATCAAACCCTTGCCCAAGGCTATCTAGGTACTTCGCATATTGGTTGTACTCGGAAGTGACCTGATTAATGAGATCAGCCTGAGTAACTTCACCGAATGGCGTTGCTTCCCCGCGACTGGCATATGCACGAGCTAGATAGTCTGCTGGATTAGCCAGAATCTGGCGCATCTGCTCTGAGGTATGCTGGCGCGCCTCATTGAGCTTCGCGGCAATCGCTGCACTGCCCTGCCGTGACTGCTCCTGTAGGGCTTGATTCTCTTGCAACAGGGACAGGTCGAATTGTCGTTGATCTTCCCCAAAGGACAAATCAAACGTCCGCTGACCCTCACCGAAGGTCTTGTCGAACGTCCGCTTCGCTTCGGTCAAGTCCTCATTGAACTGTCGCTGGTCTTCACCAAAGACTTGCTTGAATTGGCTCTTACTTTCTACAAACTTATCCTTGTTCAGCCCAAAGTTTTGACTAAATTCGTGCTTGTCATTGGCTAACGTGTCAAAGAATTGCTGATCATCTTGATTGAGCTTCGCCCCGAATTGATGGTCTTGCTGGGCGAGTGACGTGTAGTCATAGCCGAGCCGGTTATCTACCTGCCTTGCGCTCTCAGCGCGATCTTCCGAGGCAATCTTCTCTCGCCCTGCGATCCCAGCAATTGCCGATTGGAAGTTTGCAGCGATGCCATAACGCTGAGTTTCGTCGCTCTGGTCTGCTTGCCTGGCACCCTCTGCTAAAACCTCTCCCTTGTATGCATAATCCTTATCTAGCTTCTCTCTATCGGAGTAAGAAAAAACCTTTCCTTCTGGAGCGAATCCCGTTGAGATCCCATCTTCCCCTAGTTGGGGGGTGAACTTAACGTAATCACCATCAGCATCCTGCCCAACCCAATAACTGTTTCCGGCATCATCCTTTCCAGCCGAAACATACGATGCTCCAGTCTTATTCTGGAAATCATTTTTATTCAGTTCCGAGATGTATGCCGCGCCATTCCCTGTCTGCTTCGCCAGCTCTAGCGAATACGCACCCGTCGAGACGCCAGAGGCAGCTCGCGCTAGACCGTCGGCTTGCCTGAAATCTCCGCCACTTCGCCTTAGTCCATCATAAAATAAATCTGCATAGTTCTGGGCGGACGCTTGATCTGGTCTAAACCCAGCATCTGATGCTATTTGATCGCCCATAGCCATAGCAACGTGCAGCTTCAACTCTGACGCGACACTTGGGTGAACCCCAGGCGGAAGCGTGATCTCATCTGCAAGGGCTTGGGCAGCTCGCATGGAATCGGTTTGCCATGATTGAGTCCCAGTACCATCTTCTTTATCGTTATCGCCGCCAAATAGCCTTGATATCCCGTAGAGCGAAGTCGCGATCCCTGCACCTATGAAGGCTCCGGGTACCGCACCAACGCCCCCCACTACCGACCCAGCCACCGTCCCGAGAGCGGCTCCCTTCAGGGCCGCATTAGCGAAGTCTCCACCAGTTTCAATCTTCGATCCCTCGCCCGCCTTATCAGTTGCCCAATTGACTACATCGCCACCTAGAGCAAGCCCCCCAGCCCCGCCCAACAGACGTTTACTCGCCACTTTAGCTATGGGAGCAATTCTATTTACAGGGCCAGCAGCGTTCATGACCCCTCCCCCGCTAGCCAACGGGATAGTTACCCTTTGGCCAGCCATATTCACTACATTGCCCAACCCAGGGATAAAGCGTGCGGCACTCGCCGCCGCAGTATTTAACCTCGGTGCGTTCGCAAGGGTAGTTCGCGCCGCCTGTGCAACCGCCTGCTGTGCAGGGCGTACCCCCGGAACAAAACCGGCTGCACGGTTAGCTACCCGGAGAGCCGGGGGAACCGTCAGTGGCGCTGTGGCAATCGTTCCTGCTCGTATGAGCTGGGGGGCGAACCCCATGTCACCTTCAGGGACAGGGGCGCCGCCGATAGGTTGGCTGGGATTCCAAAATCCCTCCTGTTGCGGTAGTGGATGTCCGGTAATGGGATCGTGACCGAGCAAAGGGTTATTGGGGTCAAGGTGCGTCATTATTACGAGTCCAATTGAGACTTAGTGTCCGATATGATTCCCGGCATTGCTTCAATGATTGGTTGGGTAATTTCCTGCGAGTAGACACTCTGCTTGAGTCTGAGGGTATCTAAGTCAGCAGCAATTTCCGCGAATGACTTACTGCGTTGCACTGCTTCTACGGATTTACTGAAGGCGTTATTGACACGCTGCAACAACATGGTTTCCCGCGCTGCTGTTCTAGCAGCACGACGGACAAGGCGTTCACGATAGTCAGTCATTAAAAGAACTGCCTTTCAGGGGCTTGCTGCATAGCCTGAGCCCTAGCCTCATTCATTACCGGGTCAACCGGCGTACCAGTCTCGTCAACCGTTGTCATCGCGTACTGATCGCCTGCGGTGAGTTGCGGTTGCCCCTCCACCGGAGGTGGGGGAGGCGGTGGTAGTGGGGTTGTTCTGGCAATGTTGGATTCCAGCGCCTGCCTAACGATAGCGCCGGGCTCACCAAGCCCAGCAAGAGCCATAAGAAGAGTGGCCTGCTGGATCGGGGATGAGCGAAGCATGTCTTCAACCGCGCGTTCTTCCTGCTCGAACGTCGGATCCTGCACGCCCATCTTGTCCATAGCAGTACGCTCAGACAGGCCCGGCATGATGCGATACAGGTCGCCCCAGAGACGGGCCTTGCGGGAATTGATTACCGAAGAATCGCTAGTTTCAAAGGTTACATTGTTGTAGTAGTACGACTTGATTTCGTTATTAGAGAGTGTAATTTCGCTTGGTGCGTACTCAAATGCCCCATATAGCGTCACGGGAGTCATCAGGACATGTTCGATGTCCATAAGCACCCATGAGTTGATTCTCTGGCAGGCGCGCTGTAGGGCTGAGATCGGGCCACCCAGCTTAGTAGCTGCACTCCTAAAGAGTTGATCAGCTTCAGTAGCCGTATCAACCCCGACCATCGGAACGCCGCCCATAGAGCTTAATTTAGCTGCCTGATCAGCGTAATTGTTTACGCGCTGTAGGCCCTGCATAAGCGTTAGCGGCGCTTCGCCCCACTTCAAAATATCGACTTGCTGGTCAGGCCGGATGTTCAGGTGGGTGCCAGGGCCGAGCCTAAACTCCTTCTCACCGTCTTCAAGTTCATCCATATTGACGGTAATCAGAGCTGGGAACACATACATCCGCAGCCATGCCTCTAGCTCAGTCAGGTACCGAGCTTCAGAGATAAGGACAGAGCGAATAGGCTTGATAATCGAGATATAGCGGTCTTCCGGACGTGATTCAGCATCCACATCACCGAATCCGGGGTCAGCAATTACGTACGGGATGTACCCATCGTAGATTGGATCCTCTTCGGTAGAGATTGGGGATTCCCATGAGTAGGGGTTCTCTGCTTCATGTACCCGTTCCCCGTCAACCCACACAACAAACTCGCCAGCGTATGAACCGCTCGGCTTAGTCCACATTTCCACGTATTCAACTTCGTGTTGCTGATCTCCGTGTCCGTACTTCTCTTTAAGGTCTGGGTAACTCCGCAGTAGGCTCTCGATCCGCACTTTTGCGGATTCATAGACATATGCGGGATCCCACGGAGACGCTGGATCCTCGAAAACTGATTCAGAAGCGATCACTTCTAGCTTCCAAATGAACTTGGAGCGAGCGACCTTCTCCATCTGACGCTTAAATTTCCGTTTATCCGACTGAGTGGGGTCATCAGGAAGCGTTGGGATGTAATCAAAGTTGATTGTCTTTTTAAGAACCATCCGCCCGAGGATTAATTTACGAATAGCCCGTCGAAGGGGATCTCCGTATTCCTCATGGACACGAGCCCACCACATATCATGGAACTTGCGCTGCTTTTCCGCGATTCCTCGTGCCTCTTCCACGCTTCCGTTTACTGGACGTGGCGGGACATATGTTCGAGGCGATGAAAGGATATGGTCAGCAGCGTTGACAACTGCATTGTAGGCCGTGGGCGGGACGGTTGGCTGCAAGCCCTCATCGGCCCATTCATCTGGGATAATGTCGCCTGCGTAGTTCCCACGCACCATCTCCTGGTCGGTGCGGATCTCGTTCACCATGTTCTGATAGACGGAACTACGCAGATACTCGAATCGTTGGTGTTCGCTATCGGTCATTTGACACCCTGTAGGAACTTTTGGCGCTTCGCGCTTGGGAACTTGACGTATTTTCTGTCCGACACAAGTTTACGTGGTTGGCGCTGTTTAGCAAGCATGACCGCTAGTGCTGCGGCCATAACACAATCGTCAAAATATCCGGGTGGGGCGGAATACTGGATGTTCCCACCGGCCATTACCTTGCCTTCAAACAACTGCAACTCGCGTCGTAGATGCTCGTCATTCTTGTCAAAGTGTACTCTAGTGTGTTCAATTTCCGCTACAAGCTTACTTACTAGCTGGGCTTTGGACTGCATCGTGAACTTGAATGGTGTGGTGTGGCAGCCTTCATCGATCAGGATATCCTTGACCGCTTCACCAACTCCTGTGGCGTCCATATGGACGGTCTGGCACCGGTACTGCTTGTAGAGGCTAGCGATACGTGGCCCGAGTGCGGTATACGACAGCCCATTGAACCGATCACTGGCTACGAGGGTCATCGTATTGATGTTGATCACGTAGGCGACGGTATAGTCGTGCTGTTTAGCTACGTCTAGGCCCATGAGGTAGTGATCGCCACTTACATATTCCGCAGGTTCGCCGTCAAAGCATTCATCAATATTTTTGAAAATCTTACCTTCAGCTTCAGCCCATTCTGCGAGGAACCGTTGCCGGAACTCGATCTCCGGGTATTCGCGACGTGCATCTTCCACGACTACGCTGTCAATAAAGGGGTTTGCCGTGGTGGGGACTGAGAATGAGTAGAAGTCTGAGTCGCTTTGGTCGGGTGACTGGCCGCGTTCCCAGTAGGATCGGAACCAGTTGTTGCTTTGAGGCACGCCGATGGCGATCAATCGCCCCTTAGAGTCGGTTAGAGCTGGCATAAACTCGTTACGTGCCGTATCTGGTACATCGTGCGCTTCATCTACAATAGCTGCGGTTACACGGTCGCCCTGCAATGAAACCTCATTATCGGCTGATTTAGCCTGTATCTTGGCCCCACTCACAAGCTCAATCAAGCGCCGTTCCTTGTTGTAACTAGATACTAAATCGGCCAATGGAGGGGATTCCGCTGCACTGGGGTCGCCAATACATGACCGTACAAACGGTTCCCATACACGCATTGTTAGCTCGTAATTGGGGGCTACAATGTATACCAACGGCTGATGCAGCTTGCCTGCAACCATATCCGGTAACTGCGTTAACTCACGCCACGCTTCCGCGACAATAGCCGTAGACTTCCCCGACCGCCGCCCACAAGCAGCAATAATACGGTTCTCTCTACGTCCATGAATATGCTCAGCCTGCCACGGGAACGGCTGATACCCATCTACACCCATGTCAGTGAGCAAGTCCCATACAAGCGGACGCTCATAACTAATCAAGGTTGTCGATGATTCTTACGTCAGCCGGAGCCGGTTGCGTGACCTCAGTCATCCGCGTCCCAGCAAGGGCTCCAATGAAGGCGCTCAGAAGCTCCACGTTGCCCGCCTCGCGGCTTTCACGGGGTTTACCCAGCAACCTGTCAAGGAAGTACATCTGAGCCTTAACCTCGCCACTGAGAGCCGTCTGCACCAACGATTCATAGATAGCGTCAAAGTCGCTGGTAGCACGTTCCTCAAACTTGCCCGCCCACGGCTTTTTGCTCGATGACTCAATCATCTGCGGCGGACTGCCCGATCCCTTGATAGCCATCCCACCAAGACGCAGTAGCGGTACCGGATGGCCGGGGTAAATACTAATCGCCCCACTACGGACACCACCAACAACCTCACCGTACGAACGCGATCCGTAATCACGCTTCTCGTCCAGCAAGTCAATCAACGCACTCGTAGGGTCTACCGTCTCAACATCACTAAGGGCGGCATCCTGATTGGAACTCATACGTGCATTGAACAGTACGTAACCAAAAGCGTCAAGGGCCTCACGAGTACTTATCGCTGATCGCTCCTTCCCTACTGGGGGGTCGGCCCGGCGCTCGCGACCCCCACCCCCCTCGGTCACCCCAGTCGGCCAAATGATAGGCAGGGCTATCAGATAACCAACCTACTCACATAGCCACCGCCACCGCGCGACGCTGGCCACGCGGTGAGCGAGCAGCCACGCACACCCCTCGAGGGCAGCAGCGAGTGCCCGGGGTAGGGCAGCGGCGGGACGGCGACGGCGGGACGGCGGCCGCGTCCAGCCTCCCGTGTCCCCTCCAGTGAGGGGTAGGAAGCTAGACAATGGGCCGGACGATCCACCTATCTGTTTCCTATTGAACCAATTGTTTTCCGCCAATGTAGCCCAGTTCCATTGGGTCTATGCACAAGCGTTATCACCACACCACATCAAGCACTTGACGTGTCCAGATCACATCGCTAGTCTCTAATCACTGACAGCGACAAGGCACTAAGAGGCGACGATGACCGACACGAAGTGCAAAGCCACCCGCGACAACTACGTGCCGGAGCCGAACGGCTCCATCCTAGAAACCGGGCGCTGTGGAGAATCCCTGTACGCCACGCGCGAGACGGTCAAGGTTGGCGTGGGACGCTCCTTCTCCAAGGTGGTTTGGAACCACAATAACAGCGGCCACCAACATTCCGCCAAAGTCTAGCAGCGCCAACCCGCGAGACGTGGCGCGAGAATCCCACGGAACAACCAAGGCACACAAGGAGACACCATGAGCAAATCGTACAACCCACTCACAGCACCACTAGGAATCGCAGAGTTCATAATCGTACAAGTCACGATCCTCGTCGGGCTGTTCGGTGGGATATACGGATGATGCTAAACAAGCTGCGCCGAACCCGCATCGGGACAAACAAGGGAACTCCGAGAGTTTGGATTGAAGGGCGATGGGTGGCCGCTGCCGGGTTCACACCCGGAGCGCACTACAACGTGAACCCAACAGCAGACGGCGGATTTATTGCCACGCTGGATCAGGCGGGACGGCTGAAAGTGTCAAAGAAAACAGTCAAAGGTGAACTACTCCCGATTCTAGACCTGCGACGGCCTGAGCAGACGCCCGGAACGCACCTGATGATCATGGTATCCGATGGTGAGATTCGATTCACGCCTGAGATCAGCGAATAGCGAATAAGGAGAACACCATGACCGACGACCGACGATGCGACACCTGCGGGCTGATTCCAATCTTGGATCTCATGGAAATCCACGAGCGAGATTGCAGAGAATGGATAGTCTCCTGCAAGACCCTAGCCGAGTTCGTGTTTCCAGCAGCGGGATCGCGGTCACCCGACGTGGATCTAGATGTTCATGACCGACGCACAACGGCGTTATGGAATCGGCTGTTGGTGTCCGTCCTACCGGCGGCTCACTACCGCTTAGGCAATCTACCGGCGGGTCACTACAGGTAACAGCACCAACCCGTGCCGAGGTCTATCGCCTCGGCACATCAACAGAG